CCTCAACATCCTCTGGTAATTCAGGGGATGATTCTCTTTCAGAGAACAACTCATCAAGTGAGTTTATCTCTTTACCGTATCGGTCTTTAATATGTGAAAGAACGTCTTCGTCTTTTATTTCAAACTTCTGCTCTTCAGCAGGAGTCTCTTCCTTCGTAACAGGCTCCTGTGTCGCCTGCTCCTCCTCTTTCATTTGCTGCTCATGCTTTTCGAGAAGCTCCTTCTCTACTTCTTGAACAGACTTTGACTCTACCTCTCCGAGGTCTCTTACTTTAAATTCCGCCATTTTGATTTGATTTTATGCAAAATTATTGATTTTATTTTTATCGGGGTGAGAACTCAGCAAGGTCGAATCCGTCCAAGCTGTCCTCGTTTGATTCAAAACTCATTGGAGGAAGGTTGTTCTTACGTTGCTCGATAAGCTTTGACTGCTGCGTGTTCTGCCTATCTATACGCTTACCTTTAGCCTCTTCCTTCATCTCCTCTCGCTGCTTCAATTGCTCTTGAGTCATGCCCTGTAGCTGCATATTCATCTCGAACTCACGCTCCATAAGCATTAACTTGTACTTAGCCTCAGCGTCAAGTCGCTGTATGCTCATCTCTGTCTTGGTCTGCTCAAGCTGCATCTTCGCTTGCGCCTCAAGCTGTATCTTCTGCTGTGCCGCCTGAGCTGCCATCTGCTGAGACTGCATCTGACCTTGCTGTTGTGCCTGTTGCATCTGCATCTGCTGCTGTTGGTCAGCCTCTTGTTTCTTCTTGCGCTTAACCTTAAGAAGCTGATTGGCGACTTTTATATTCTTCAACTCCCTGATGTCAATAGCGTCCTCAAGGTTTATATCCTGCTTAGACAATGCCATCTGAATGTTTTGCTCAAGCTGCGCTCTCTCTTCCTCGTCTGGGGCTACGTCAATGAATATACCGAAGTCGTATAGGTACAGATCTTTGATTTGTTCCAGCGTGTCAATATTGTAGTTCCCAATCTGATTCAAGAACTCCTCCTTGAAGTCTGAATACTCAAGTATGTCAGCGACCCTGTTTGATAAAGCCTCTGAAAGTCTTCTGAGTATAAATAGACTTGATTCGAGTATATGCCTTGTAGCCGTGTTTGAGCTTAGAGCAGCAAGCTTCTGAACACCAACCAGTGCGTCTGGATTTGGTGTAGAGCCATCTCTTACCTCGTTAAGACCAGTTACAGCCCTGATCATATCAAGGTAGTGGTTGTAGTTTGCTATAAGAAGCTGCATCTTAGAAGCGCTCCCCGTGGAGTTTATAGGCTGGATAGGAACCCTTGCATTATTGAACTCACCATCCTGCGTATAGCTCCTACCTACGACACTACCAGTCTGAAAGTATAGCCGCAGTGCATCCTCTGGGTTATATGCGTTCCCTGTTCCAAGGTCAACCTCGTTGAGTCCGTCTGCGTCAATGAATACACCATCAGGAACCATACGAGCAATAATCTGCTGCATCTTCAGGTGTGTTACCTGAATAAGGTCTACAAAAGGAATCATTCTCCTTACAAGGGATTCAATAACACCCTTATACATTCTTGGCGCACACGCAACGTAGTTAGGCATAGCGTGCTGACTTGCTGACTTTGGTCTTACCATATTCTTAGCAAGCTCCCACTTCAACATGATGTTAGTACCCATCACCATGACACCCTCGTACCATACCTCGATTGTTTTCTCAACCCTCTCGAAGTTGCCCTCGTCCATCATCTCTTGTGGTGGGTTGAATTCATCGTCTTTCTCTATAACACGCTCACCTCCGCTTTCAAGCTTTTTCTTCTTGTAGACGAACTTCTTTGTTGTCTTGTAGTTGAAGAATAGAAGCGTGCATGTGTCTCTATAGAACATATCGTTCTCATAGAACTGAGATACGTTGTAGTAGTTATTCCAACTCTGACTGTACTTTGAGATAAGCTCCATGTCCTCGTTTGTGAGGTCTGGATCTATCTTGATAAGCTCAGTCATAGGGAGAGTCTTTATCTCTCCCCAATAGAAGCAGTCCTTGAAATATGGGTCTTCAGTATAGCTGTACACCACGTTTGCTGGGTCTACATAGTCGATAACAACTCCAGCCCCTTTTTTGAACTCGTGCTTAGCGACTGATATGCCGAGTACCATTTGGTCGTAGTCAAGCCTCTTTCGTATGTCCTGATATCTGTTCTCCTCAAGTATCGTGTTGATGGCAACCTCCTCTGCAATCTCAATGGCTGGCTTGTAATTGAGTTGCATATACAATGAAAGCTCTTCATCATTGTCGGGAACATCGTTAGGGTTCATTGTAAATGGGTCAACGCCAAATTCTTGCTGTACAAGATTGAATATATCTTTGCCAGCCATCTGAGTTTCAACATTCTCTTGGAACTGATTCCTCTTTTTTGATGACATAGCGTCTTGAGCGTATGCTCTAACCTTAAACAACCTGTCCGTCATCCCATTGACCACAATGTCAACGAACTTTGGAAGGATAGGTACTGGTGTCCAGTCAAGGTTCAGATACGATAGGTCTCCGTCAATGGCAAGCTCGTTCTTGTACTTATGTACGGACTGCTCTCCTCTTGCATATAGTCTTAACTTATGGAACTCCCTGAACTGATCATAGTATCTACAGCCGTTTCCGTCTTTGCGAAACCATTCGTAGCTGATAGCCTCCCCAACTCTAAGCCCGTACTCTTTTGTTGATTTTACGTTGTCACTGGCAAACTGATCAGGAAACCCAACACTTGGAATGTTAATCTCTACTTTTTCCATTTATATATGCTTCCAAGTTTTTCTGTTCAATATACTGGTTATACTTCCTTTCGCAACCCTGTACTTTCTTGCTAAACTACGATGAGATTCATTTCCTTCTGAATATAAGTTCCTGATTTCTAAAACATCTTCTTCTGTTAATTTTGAGGACTTATTCTTACTTCCAGAAGAAGACTCTGATATCTTCTGTTTGTGCCATTCGGAAATTTTCTTTCCGTACATGTGGTTTTTTTCACCAGTCATGCTTTCTGACATTAATCGCTTGTATTCTTCGGTATGTTTTTTCCCTTTATGAAACTTAGATATGGCATCTCTGTGTTCTTTGGATATTGTCTTACCCCTGTTTGGTTTACCCATCTTTTCTTTGGCTTCTTCTGAGTGCTTTAAACCTAAACACCCCTCGCCACCGTCTGTCTTATTGCATAAAGTACCTTTTTCTAAATCAGATCTTCCATAAAGAGATATAAATTCCCTTTCTTTCTCTTTCGCTTCCTCATAATCAAGGTCGTCAAAAAGAATATCAACCCTGTAATCTGTTTTTGACACTATCGATTTCCAATGTTTGTTTCTATTCTTAGAAGAGTTGGCTCGGTATTTATTTTTACCTATACCAATATAGAATGGCTCATTCTTATCAAGTCTCACATGTCTATATACGTAAGCCATCTATCTGTTTAATCTACTGGTCAATCCATCGTTACTGTACTTTGCAAAGTTAATGCTTATTTTCGACTGTGTCCTTTGTGGTGTGTATAGGTTCTTCTGATTAGCCATAATAGCAAGCCCAGAACTGATTGAGGCATCGAACTTCGTCCTTGCGTTTATATCAAACCTCGCCCAGTCCTCAAGCGTTCTATTAAATGGCATTGATCCCATCTCGTCAGGGTCTCTGAACGTGCCCTCCAAGTCCATTCCAACATACTTCTCAATGTACGACTCGATTGCCGCAGCGTGGGACTGCTTCACGTCCTCGCTTGTGTTTGGTATCCCTCCCAGCTCCTTCTCTGTTTTAGACAGTTTCATGGCGGGCTTATCTGGTCTGTTCATCGAGTACCCCCTGTATCCCCTGTTCTTGAGATGGTATAGCAGTCTCGGTTTGTTGTTCTCGGCAAGTATTGGCATACCGTAGAAAACAATAGCCATAAGCACCTCTTCAAAGAATATCTCGGCTGTCTGAGGTCTTGCTACGTATTGCAAGAAAAACTCATTGCTTGGTGCATCATCCATATTGAACTTTGTAAGTCCGTGCAGCGCACCGTTAGAGCCTCCGCCCCCTACTGTTCCTGATATGTCGTATGAGTCACATCCGAAAGACCCGATGTGTTCGTTTGCAGGATACTTTCTCCCGTTACGCATTTCGTATCTATTCTGCATAGCTGCAGGTGGTATCCATGACACTAAGAACCTTCCGTTTTTATCTGGTGTCCATATCACCTTTGTGTCTTTGATTCCATTCTCCCAATGGAAACGTCCTCTCGTCAAGTGATGCGAGGTTATCATGTTGTCGTTGTAGTCAATCTGCTGATATATCTTGGTAAGATTGAACAATGACTGCTTACTCTCGTCTCTGAAGGCATGTGACTCTGTTCTCGGAAATTGTCTATAGTACTCGTTCAAGGCATCAGCGTCACCCTTCAGTGACTGAACCTCGTTCTCCCAGTAGTCAATAGCTCCCATGCTCACCATCTCGCCATCAACACCTACAACGGGCTTGCTTGGCGTTCTGAGTACAGGCATTCCGTACCTGTCTATGAACCCCTCCATGTTCCACTCCATGGGAATGAAGAGCTTATAC